TCTCTGAGGTGTCTCCAAAAAAGACAGTTTGATCTAAGACAATGTTCATCGCGAGACTGTTTGTTGATGTGGTAGCAATTTGTTTTTTCGCTGTCGCATCAAGTTGAGTCCACGTGAATACATCGTTAGCATTGTTCACGGTTACGTCTTGTAAGGCAGGCACACTTAAACCAGCGTCAGAACCGTTTGCCGCAACATCAATTGATAATGTTGCTTGAACGCCACTTACGCCAGGTGCTGGATAGATATAAGCCATATCTCTTCTCCTTTTAAGTTATTGTTATTAATCTTACAGCAATCTCTGTAATCAGTAAATCACCTTGATAACTTTGATTCACATCACTTTCCCTTCTATGTACTCCAGACACGGTGGTGATGTTCTTCGCGTTCTTCAAATCATTTACCAATGTAGTATAATTGGCTGGCAGACTTTTAGCATCTGATGAAAAGTAAATGATGACTGATTGTACTTTATTATTAAGATGTAATCCATCTAACCCTGTGATAATGGGATCTTCCGTTATGTTGGGTTGATCCACATAAATCACCTTGGGATTGGTCACATACAGTATCTGTCCACTTGCTGTGTATGGCAAGTTGTTGGACTTGGTGTAGGTTCCCAATGATAGAGTGTCTATGTAATTCAGTACTTCTTGTCTCACTATCTAACCCTCTTAAGATTGTATTGTCCTGGTGTTTTTTCTGTGGACTCCACTGTGGAATCGTTATCAAAATCATACCAGTCACCTGCTGTTATCAGTTCTTGAAATAGGCTTTCTGCCTTGTTGGCATAATAACCCATCTTTTGTCTCTCTGCGTTGTCCTCATTGCCAAAATCAGCAATTTTAGGCAAGATAAAATCAGCAAGAGCAGTGTAGACACACAAATCTGTGAAGTCGTTTGTTCTTCCTAATATCTTGTCTGGATCCAAAGCAGGGATATCCGCTACCGTGTTGATGGCAGTGGCACCTGATTGGCGGATGTAATACTCTCTCCACCAAGACGATGAGCGAATCTTTGTGAGGATTCGCTCTGTCGCCCTGATTAAAAGTGTTTCAATAGAATCATCAGTCAAGCCTTCATTGGCATCAAACAGTCTCTGATCTTTGTCTTTGACATCTTGATACTCAGCGAAACTAATCGTCACGCCATTTTCTACTATAAAGGCCATCTTACTGATCCTCCAGATTATGCCGCGTTACTTACGATTTTTACACCGTGAGTGTCCTGAAGTATTGCTTGTCCAACCACAGCAGACATCATAATGTCTGTGCTTCTTGAAGCCGCTTTATCTTCAGTTTTCATCGCTACTCCGCCTCTCATTGCGTGTGCTAAAGCAGATCTTGAGAATACTGCTCCAACGGCATTAAGAGTTGAGTCAGAGTCTGTGTCTAAGTCTTTCTTAACTAAAGATGATTCAAACACTTGACATCCTGCGAATGTACCAAGGTAGTATTGTCTTAAAATTGATGAACCAATTTCAGATGCCGTTGTGCTGTACACACCGCTGGCACTTGCTAATGATTTTTTCAATTGTACTGCCTGTTTTGGTGAAATGATCGCTGTTAAAGGTCCAACAATTTTGTTTTCTCTTAATGTAGCGATTGCGTCTAACACATTGTCCACTGTTAAATTAGCGTCTTCTGTGCCAACAGATTGAGTGAAACTGTTGAATAGGTTAAACACACCAGCATCCATCTTTTCTGCGATGGCTCTACCTGCGTTTTGTCCTAAGTCAGCGATCACATCTCTTTGTGCTGAATCTCTTAAGAAATCAGTCACTTGGAAATATGTTCCTATTTCACCTAATGTTATTGATGCTGAAGTTGTGTTTGTGTCAGCGGCACTTGGTGCTGTACCTTCAGTTAAATCAGTTGCTGTAACTGAACTGTAGATTGGCACTTGTAGAACTTTACCTGTGTTGGCAGGGAAGTCAAATGTAGTCACAACCTGACGAGCAATTGAATTCTCGTAAGCCGCGAATTGAGCCTCTGCCAAAAGATTGGTAAACAGTTCTGAGTTAATGGTTGTATTGTTAGCCATTGTATTACTCCTTTTGGGTTATGTTAAAGTTAAGACTATCTTTGCTGTTGTTGTTTTTTATATTCAGCAAATTTAGCCCTGTCTGATGCTTTAGTCATATCCAATTTAGAGATATCAAATGAATTGTCTAAACCTATACCATAAGATGATTTTGTGTTTGTGGTGTTGGCAGTTGGCTGTTGAAAATGTTTGTTTTCATTCAACCAGTTCTTAACCAAGTCGTCCACTCCCAATGGTGTGCCTGAATCCGTGTATTGAACACTTCCTTTGTCGTCAAGCACCTCTACTTCACCATCTTCTGATAGTCTGACCTTGTTCTGGAGTAGTTGTTTAACCTGCTCTGGATTGATTGAGCGATACTTTGCCGCCGCATTCAATAGAGGAGTGTTCACTTTGTACTCCTTGATCACTTGATCCCTTTTTTGGATCTCAGCATCTTTTTTAGCGGCAAGTTCTTGAAGTGTCTTTTCAAATTCACCACGTTTGATCTGTTGTTCTTGCTGACGCTTTTCAGCCTCTGCTTTCAGATCTCGTAGTTGATTTGGATCACCCAAATCCTCATAAGGTTTCAATAATTTTTTGGTAAGGCTTCCTTTCATCCTTGCCATCATATCATCTACTTCTTTCTGGGAATATGTCTTTTCCGCTGGTGCCTGATTTTCTTCAGTTTGTTCTGGAGCGGCATCAGTTGCCTCTTTTGTCGCCAATGTATTTTCTGTATGGTCCATTGTAGTACCTCGCCTCCTATTAGAGTTAATTTTATAACCACATAATGTGATTTGTAGTATTTATGTGGATACTACCTAAACTGCCTGTTCTTGGTTACTTTTTAGGCTTTGGTTTGGGTTTGCCTGGTTTGCCTGGTTTGTGCCAACTCATTATTCGCCCTCCATTGTGTAGCCTTGTGACATCAGTTGATTATGCTGTTCTTCAGTGCTCACAGTGACCCTCTCACCGTTTGGACCAATCATCTGATGTGTTTGGTATGTGTCGTACTCGCCCTCTTCGTAATCTTCCACTTCTAACCATTCAGCAATTGATTTGTCTATGTGCTGTATCAATTTAGGTGAAGTTGCCGCTTCTTTGGCAGTCTTCAATTGGTTGATCTCTGTGGCAGTGTCTCTGATGTTGAATGAACCAGGATAATCAATGGTGCCTGTCCATTCATAGCCTTGATATTCACACCATAACTTCCAAATCTGTTCTTCTGCCAATTCTAAATTGTCTGCTTTTTCTGACAGTTTGGCATTTAACAATTGAAACTCTGTTTCCATTGCCACGCCACTCATAGTCTTTGCTTCTGTGGCACGCACTGCCCCCACATTTGCCATTTTGTCAATGGCTGTGATGGTGTGTTCAATGGATTTGTAGATTGAATCTATGTTGCCACCTGAAAACTCCAATGCGTATGGTTTTAAACCTGGGTCCAAGTTGTCTGGCATTTCTATCAGCGATCCAGGACCAACTCCTGCGTTAGTTTCTTTGGATTTCACAAGACTTGGGTGTGAGTCCATAGCAATTGCCTGTTGAACTTCTGATGTTGAATTGTAGATGAATCTTTGAGCATCAGCAATATCTGAAATGTCTGACACACCAATACCTCTGAATGTGGAGTGCTTGTTGTATGCCAACACACAAGGTATCTTGCCCAATCCATTGGGAACTTCCTCTTCTGATATCACCTCATTCTTTTTGAGATCCACCACTGAAGTAACAATTCTGTCTGGATACCATTTCTTCACAGTTCTCACATCACCGTTGATGTCTTCCAGATACTTGATGTACACCAATTCATATCTGCCTGATGACTGTCTTCTGAAGTCCCAGTCCAACACCATTATGGGATTAATGATAGAAAGGTAAGGTCTGACACCTGCTTGAATTTCTTCTGCTCTGTTCTGAGCACCAATGTTAGGTTTGGTAACAAAAACCCAGCAGTGCCCAAACACTGATGACCAGGTGCTGACATCTTTCATAAATTGATTGATGCTCTTGCCTTCAAAGTCGCAATCTCTTAAAAAATCTTTCAGTTCAGGTGCGTTCTCAATGGAGCCATAATCTCTTGTGGGCTCCTGTCTGAACAAGAATGAATTGTACACTGATATCACTGAAGCACAATGGTTCTCCAGCGGTGTGTTGTTCAATCTCTGTTGATACTCTGAATTGGTTTCCAATTGGTATCTCACTAAATTTTGTGCTCTTCTGTATTCTTCACCACCTATGTAAGATTCTAATAGATACTTCCATCTTTTGTAGTAGGTGTCATACAGGTGATTACCGCTGATCAATGCGGCTATTTCTGATCGTAATGTTTCTGTTATGTTCATTGATTGTTACCTTATCTGTTGAAATGGTGTTCCAATTTTTTGTCCCCATCTTTCAGGAACAAAAGGTTCCTGAACACGTTGTAATGGAAATATGAATGCCACACAATATGATATGGCATCAAACATATGATCAAAACCAGAATCCTTGTCAGGAATTTGGGTGCCTGGTTTAAAACAATATTTTTCCAAACTTTCTATGCTGTATTTACACCTTTTGGACACAAACAGGTGATTTTTCCCGTCTGCTGATCTCAGTCTGGCATTGAGAGCATTGATTCTGTCTCTGACAGGATCGTGTCTGCGTGGTGCCTTCACATTGAAACCTGCGTTCTGTAATATGGTGAAGTCTGTGTGTCCATTGGCAGATGTTTTTCTTGCGGCACCTGATGGATCTGGATACACAAATACCTTGCTCTTGGGATATCTGCGTCTAATCTCTTGTGCCAATTCATCTGTGTTTGAGGAATACATCTGTATTTCGTCTATGATGTATAAATCTTCACCTTCTCTCACCATTATGGCGGCATTGATTGGTGCCACGTTGAAGTCCATACCAATATAGATGGGTCTCAAATCTGCTGATGGTAATTCTTTAATGTTTTGGTCTCTATCAAATGCCCAAGCCACCTGATCACCAAACGATTCAAATGTGGCATTGAATTCTTGATTGAATTGCTTCTCTGACATATCTTGTCTGGCTTGTTCAATCTCTTGCTCACTCACAAAGCCACCTTCAAGTGTGGTAAACTGCCAACTCTTCCAATTATCAGGGTCTTCTTTCTCTCTGTTGTAGAGATCAAATGTCCAATTGTTCTTGCCCAGCGGTGTAGATATGAACAACACACCACCCTCAGAATCTGCCAGTGCGGGTCTGATCACTTCAAACCAGGCATCTGGTTGAACCTGTGCGGCTTCATCTATCACACAATATGAAAGTTTTATACCTCTCAATGATTGAAAATTATCAGCACCCTTTAGGGCAATCTCTGTGTTGTTCTTAAGTGTGACTGAAAGTTCTGATTCGTTGATCTTTCTTACCCAATTGAGATCTGTCAATCTCTGTTTTAATTCTTTGAATGCGATCATCTTTGCCGCTCTGTATGAGGAAGTCACATACCATATCAATCTGTTGGGCAGTCTTGCTTGATAGCACATCTCTCTGATGGCAAGAAATGTTTTGCCCATACGTCTACCACCAATCACCACCTTGAATCTGTGATTGTCGTTGGCTACCTGTTGTTGTATTGGACTTAATCGCATCTCAGAGCCAATTTGATCTGAAGTTCTTTGTGTTCTCTCAGCAATTGGTTGAACTTCTTTTGTAATTGGGCAAATGCTTCTGTGTGTTGTATCATCAATTCAGAAATGTTCTCATTCTGCTTGATTAGATTGGTTATGATTCTGTTCTGCCTCAACAGGTCCATCTGACACTGGTTAAGCATAGCAAGTGGGTCAAAGTCTGGTGATATCATCTATTGCTCCTATGTAGATATTTATAGGAGCAACCAGATTATAATAC